ATACATGTGGGACCAGGTGGAGATAACACGTCAATCCTTGGTTACGCCGCTGTAGGATACGCAGGTGAGACGAATCACGCAGCATTCGCACACACCGATAATAATACAACCACAGATTATGCTCTCAAACAAACTGCGGGTGGTGTTACACATATCAATACACCAGCTTCTCAGCATATCCTTTTTTCAGTCGCTGGTACTGAAAAGGCGCGAATCACGGGTGGGGGTGATCTAAAAGTTGGTTCTAATATTCTGTACGTAGATGCCGCGGATGCGAGTGTTGGTTTGGGAACCGCGACACCAAGTTCCAACCTTCACGTGGTTGGTAACACATATGTAAGCTCAAACCTGACTGTAGACAATAATGTGTATGTCACTGGTGGTCTCATCACAAACACGGGTGGTGTCACTAAAAAGACATACAGTCTATCTAGAACTGTTACTACGGGTGTAACTCCCCTAGTTGATATAAATTTCACATCAAATATCTTTTATGCGAAGATCACCGCACAACTCATAGATGGTGACGAGAATCTTAGTACCATGATTCTAGAAGTTTCGGGTGGACGTAAGAGTGGGGAGACGCCAACAAAGAACATAGCCGTGGGTACTAAAAACATCTTTGGTGATCAAACGAATACAAATCCTTGGAGTCCCACTGTTACAACAACTGGTAATAAGATTACTTTAACAACCAGTAATGCCCTAGATGCTCAGGATGGGTATGATATATTTATAGAGTACATGTCTTCAAATTCAGATGGAAGTGTAGTTTCAATAGTTGAAAGTGGTGCAACGATCGAGACCTTTGGCTACTAAATTAGACTCAGAAACCCACGCAAAAATCTTATATATTCTCCAAGTGTATAAGATTTTCGGTAGAAAAAAAAGTATCGTACTATAACAAATGGTAAAGACTAATATCCAGACATTTTCTGGTGAGGTCGAAATCTTAAGTAACCTACATGTGGGTTCTTACTTGACGGCAAATGGAGCGGCTTCGAACGTCCTTGACATTACCGGTAATGTAGGAGCAACATTTTTTGTTGGTGATGGTGGATTTCTTTCCAATATTGCTACGACACTAAGTGATATTGTTAATCAGGGAAATGTTGTTTCCAATGTCGTCACTTTTGAAGGGAATACAAATTATGCGGGTGTAGGTCTCGTTACATCCAGTAATGTTGGTATTCAAAACACAAATCCCTTACACACATTAAGTATCGGTGACAAAATCCGCGTGAATAATAACACCGACGAATCTCTCGGTGAGAGTGTGATAGAAGTTGATGGCCGTATTCTAGCTACACGTTTCGAGGGTGATGGTGGTCTTCTATCAAATATTGCGACAACTCTTGAATCTATTGTAAACCAAGGTAATGTATCCGCAAATGTTGTAAAGTTTAGTTCTAACGCATCAGTTAGTGAATTCGCTGGTGCAGGTCTGGTTACTGACAGTAATGTTGGTATTCAAAATACCGCTCCTACTTATAACTTAAGTGTTGGCTCCAATCTCCATGTAAATGACACAGGTTCAAATGTTCTAACGGTTCATGGTAACGTTGTGGCGAGTAACTTAAACTTAGGTGTATTTTCAGTTACTCCCGCATACGGTCTAAATGATGTATGCAATACTAGTAATGGGACGTCAAATGTTGTTCAATTCCAAAACGCGACGACAAGTCTCGTAGCTACCTCAAATATTACTGTGGGTGGTAATGTTACTGCGCAACAACTCATAAGTACCTCGAACACAGAAGTTGGTGACCGACTCAAATTTTCAGGTTCAAATGTCTTTGTGGATACACTCAGGGTTGCTGACGTGGCTGCGAACATTGTGACATACGACCGAACTACTGGTGAACTCTTAGATTCTTCGGGAACTTTCATGAATAAGTTTGCAGTGGTTTCTGAACAACCCCCTTCGGATCTTTTCGCAAATGCCACTACCGTGGCCAACCACGGTGGGTACACCCTCACAACTTCAAACTTAGCTACAAATTCTAATACCTACAACGCCTTTGATGGGACTGCGAACGCTTGGGTCAGTGGTGACCTCGCAGGTGGATACATCGGTGGAGCCAACGTGTTCCATGAAAACAATCTTACTCAACTTTCTAATTTACACCCTACGCAGTTTGGTGACTGGCTCGCTATTGAGTTCCCGTATAAAACCACACTTCGTCATATGAAATTGACTCCTCTAACAGCCGCACAGTTCCCCGCCTCGGCGAATATCTACGCAACTAACAATGATCTTACTTGGACCGAGGTCAATTACTGGAAAGACGTGAACCCTGTGACTGCCTCTAACGTCCAGACAATCACTGTGAATGCGACCGAGCAGTTTAAGAAGTATGCCCTCGTGGCGACTAAAGCTGCGGGGGACAGTTCTAACGTCGCCCTCCAAGATTGGCAACTCTTCACGGAATCCTTCTCGATCGATGGGGGGAAGGTGGCTATGGCGCAACAAGCCGCGACCGGTGGTGAAACTGTGATGGATCAACATGGGCCTCATGGGAGGGGGGTTGCCAAGCTGAAGAAGTACCCTGAAATTTCTTTTCATAGAGAATTGGGAGCGGCGGCGCTAATAAATCACGAAGAAAATTATAGTGTTGGTCACGACATTTCAGATATTTACAATGGTCCATCCAAATATATACAAGGTAATTATGTTATAACCGCTAGCTCTAATTTTGTAGATCAGAATACGGACCCAGGTTATCCATACGGAACTCGAATATTATTCATGGATCACCCAAAAGACGAATATTACTATACGTGGATTGGTGGATGGAGTGGTTCAAGTGGGTCATTTTCAACTACCGCACCATTTGCTCACATAGGTACATACCCGGGTTCGGGAGGAACGGGAACTCGTCTCGCATCAAATGTACCACACGGAGAATGGATATCTTTACAATTACCCAACGCTATAAAAGCAAAAAAAGTAGAAATATCGCCAAGAAATATTGCTAGTGATTACGTGGGTCAATACCCAAAAGATTTTGAATTTTGGGGTTCTAATGATGGAACTAACTGGACTTTAATTAAACAATTCTTTAGTCAGGCCGCACCCGCGACGCAGGGTGGAACACATTCATATGATTTGGATTCAACTGTATTATATGATAGAATTGCGTTAGTTATAACGTCTATAAATGGATCGTTCGGTCATGTAACTCTACGTAACATTAATTACTATGGCTACGAAGAAGACATACCCTTAGGTGACACCTCCGTGGATACCACCTTCACCTCCATAATGAACACACCCCAAACCACCGGGGCCCAAGTGTACGTCGATGGGAGCTTAGGTGAGACATTCACGAACCGTGTCGTGGGTCCAACCGTTTCCAACACGCACACAACCTATGTGAGCGCGGGGAAATACTGGGAACTTTCGGGGAATGTTGAATCTAATGTGACCCTCGAGGCCAATACATTCCTTTCAGGTGACGCTCCTCACTCGGTCTCCTTATGGTTCAATTCTTCTAATTTGGAGGCGAATGTTTCCAATTCTTGTATATTTTCGTTAAATTCAGGTGAAGAAAAATTATATCATCCAGAATCTAGCCCACTTCAACTTGTAAGCAACACATATCAGGTACACCAAAAGATGTTAGCTTCTGATGGGGCGGCGAGTGACCGATTTGGAGCGGGTGAATCGGCGGCGAGTGTGAGTATGTCAGGTGACGGATCCGTGGTAGTTGTATGTGCAAATGGAGATGATACATACAAGGGTGCCGCATACATTTTCATAAAAGACGCAAACGGTCACTGGAATGAAGTTCAAAAACTTTTGGCTTCGGATGGAGTTGCGCAGGACCGTTTTGGTTATGGGGCCTCTATATCAGCGGATGGTAATTATATAGCTGTAGGTGCTTGGAAGGCTCATTCAATTGATGGTAACAACACGTCGGATACAGGTGCAGTGTATATATTTAAAAGAAATGGGTCCAATAATTCATGGGTTGAACAAGTAATATTGACTCAACCAGATGGTCTAGCTTCCTCGGACTACTTTGGTCGACGGGTGAGTCTTTCGTCCGATGGTACATATGCTGTGATCGGCGAACATCTAGACGACCGCGGAAGTGGTTCATTTTCTAATGCGGGTGCTGCATGGGTATTTAAAAGAACTGGTAGTTCGTGGAACACAACCACAGGTACAAGTGGTGGTCCAATAAGACTTTTCGCATCTGATGATGCGGCGAATTGGCAGTTTGGTCAGTCGCTTGAAATTACAGAAGATGGAAAATATATCGCAGTAAGTTCTCTGAGTAATGAAGCGTCGGCCACGTATAAGGGGGCTGTTTATATGTTTGCTAGAACTACTGCGAGTGGAGATAACACGTGGTCAGAAATACAAAAAATTACGGCGAGTGATCTTCAAAATAACGATTATTTTGGTGGTGAGAATCAAGGTCTTTCGATGTCATCTGATGGTACGTATCTCATAGTTGCAGCACACAATGAGGGGACGACAGCCGCGAAGGGGTCTGTCTATTTTTATACGAGAACCGGAACAGGTGTTTCAGCTTCATGGGGTTCCGAACAAAAATTCGGATGTCCTATAACACCAACCGTTTCAAATGGTGCGTATGGGTCCAGTGTATATTTTGGTCGCTCCGTGGGGATGAGCGCAAATGGTACAGTGGCGGTTGTAGGAGCTCGTGATGATTTTACGGGAGACGAGGCTGGTGGATCATTCATAATGGTTCGTTCGGGTTCAACATGGTCTTTAGGATATAGACTACGACCATCGGATCAGACCGGTGGTGAAAGATTTGGTGCGAGCTCAGACATATCATCCGATGGTAGTTATGTTATAGCGGGTGCTTGGAATGATGAAAGTGCTAGGGGGTCTGTTTATATTTTTAGCCGCGATGCATACAAACAATCTATAACGACACCTGAATTAAAAATTCGTTCTAACACGTGGCATAACCTGACGTATTCATATCAAGGTAAAAATGGTTCTAAAGTAACCTATCTAGATGGACGAAAGATAAAAGATGAAACAGTAAAGGATACATATGGAAAATATCCCCCGTTTTTTATGACTGGTGATCGCCAAGGTGGATACGTCGTAAGTTCTAGTGGTGAGGGGTATGCAACGAGTTACAGAACTTGGAAAGATTGGGAAGCATTTAATGGGGTAGCAACTGTTGGAACAACTACGGAGGCGTGGTTATCTGACGGAGCGAATAACGTCGGTCTTGATTATTATAATGACGGTAGCGGTGGATATACTAAATCTCCCCCGGCTACTATAGGCATTTTAAGTTCTACAGGCGAATTTATAGTTGAAGGTGAATGGCTTAAAATTGAAATGCCTAAAAGAATAGTGGTCGAACATATTTATCAGACGTCTCTCAGTGATCGTCCAAAAGACTTTAAATGGTATGGCTCAAATGATGATCAGACTTGGACAGAAATCATAGGTAAAACCGATGCTCCGAATGTGGCTGGATATGTTAGTTATTTACCGCATACGAAAGGTGCCTTTAGATATTTTGCTTTAGTTGTATCTAAAGTATACAACACATCTTTACAATATGTACGTGTAGACGATATACAAATTTATGGATATCAGGAAAATGATGTGATTAATCTTTCCAACACTACAGATGTTAAGCAAGTACCAAACATAATTTTTGACACATCCGACAAATACGGCACTCGCTCACTTTACACGACTGAAATTGATATTGGTACCGCACATTCTCAAAGGGGGTACATAGCAACTTCATCTTCGGGTGAAGCTGGTAAGTTGTTTGATGGTAGAAAAAATACTTTTAACTCCTTCGGTGCAAACGAGGGAGCAACAACTACGTATGTGGGTAATAGTAATCATACGTTATCTGGATTTGCTCGAACGGGGGTTTCAAATGAAATTACAACAGAGGTAGGTGGTGCGACACACGTTGGTACATGGGTAGATTTAGAAACACCCAGAAAGGTAAAACTTTCTCAATTTAAAGTTGTTTTTGGTTCTGGTTCTGGTTATGCTCCACACTCACCAACAAATTACCGTTTATTAGGAAGAAATGCCACTACAGATAACTGGAATCTTCTTTTTACCATAGATGGTTCATATGCAAACGGTACGACTGCCCCAAGCACTGGAGGTACAAATAAAGCTTTACACACAATTACTGTATCCGACCAGGCCTTTTACAAATATCATAGATGGGTGTGCACGAGATTACATTCAACAAACTCAGCGGGGAACAGTTACATCACCGGTGGAAACATAAACCGAAAAATGATACTTTTCGGTGTTGAATATTATGGCGCAGAAGAAATTGGTCCCGAGTCTATTCCTATCCAAATAGGTGGTGGAAACATTGATAAGGTGGCTAACTTTAGGATCTACGATAAGTTTATAGGCGATGATCAAGCTATGGAGATTTGGGATGCTCAAAAAGACGAATTCGGGAGGGCCAAATCCTCGATGACTTTACAGAAAGGTCGCCTCGGTATAGGAACCACTGAACCTGAGGGGCGCCTCGCAGTCCTAGATGAACCACATAACTTAGAAGAGTTTCCACCGAAAGGTATGGTGAGTTATCACGAATATTTTGAAGATCATGGACATTTTAAAGTAACAGCCAGTACAGATAAGCCCGGCGCCAACAGGCACGCCTGGCGTGCCTTTGATAAGAAAACCCAACCCGAACCAGCGGGTTGGGGTTCGAATGGTGGATACGAATGGAATACAGGTAGATATACTGGAAGCTCTCAATTATATGAATATGGCCCTTTGGGTGAATGGATTCAATTAGAATTTCCTTATGGTATTAAATTGTCTTATTTAACTATAGATATACACCGCGTCGGAAATAGGGGTCCGCAAGATATACAAATTGTAGGTAGTAATAATGGCAAGGACTGGGCGGTTTTAATTGATAATGAAAGTCCTTCATATTATGATTTTAGAGGACATGCTCTAATGACTGGACATGGTTCACCCGGTCTCGGTGTCGCTAGAATAGATATAAATTCTTCTAATGTGTATAAATATTATGCTTTAATAGCCAGATCTAAAACATTTGGAGATATTGGAAATGATTCGGGTAATAACCAGGTGTTGATTAGACAGATCAAATTGTTCGGCATCCGAGAACAAAGTCAATCCGTCCTTCATGATGGTGAGCTTACACTCTCTAAAAATCTCATCGTTCCCAGATTAGGAGCGTCTGTCGACCCAGATAATACACCTCGTCGAGATCGGCTTATAGTAGAATATAATACCACAGAAAACCCTGTAATAGGTGGAGTTGTGCAAGATACGAGTGGTAGATGTAATCACGGATTATTTGCTGGTAGCCATACTCAGTATAACTCAATTGATAAGTGTTTTGATTTTCTTATGGAAAGCACTAGCGGTACAGGAGATCATATCATAACCCAACTTAACAACCCATACGGTGCTTGGGCACACAGTTTTTCCTTCTGGTTTAGAACTTGGGACAACGCAGACACAGTATTAGCTATGATTGGTGATGATACCTCATACAACACGTCTGGTATATACCTGAACGGCGCCGCTCAGTTACAGCACTACTTTTTTAGCAATGATAAGACGTACACCCAACATGTATTTGATAAGGGTAGATGGTACCATTTAGTCGTTACATATCAGCAGAGCTCCGGGACGGCCTCGTCGCTGGATAGAAGAAGTTATGTTAATGGTATAGAGCAGCTAACTTACACCCCGTCTGGAACACTTACAGATCTTAATATAATTGCTAATACCGCTTTATACATAGGTGGTAGATACACCGGAACAAACGATTTTGTAGGTCAAATTTCAAATTTCAAATTTTATGATTGCGCTCTTTCTCAGCGTGACGTGACAACTTTATATGATACAGGTCGTGTACAAAATATGGCACTCTCTAAACCTTTATACATAGCCACACCTTTACATATACCTGGTTCTATAGTACAAGTTAAACATGCGTCAACACCAATTGGGTCGAGTGTTGGTGGTCTCGGGACGGGTGTCGGTAAGATGGTTCATCAAACACCTCGTCAGACAATCGTGGCTGGAGACGTAAATAGTTCCGGAAATGATATTGATTATCTCTTTGTAGATTTCAAACCAAGATTTGGAAATTCTAGTATTCTTTTAGTAGGGAGTATTTCCGCTACGTTTACGCATGTCGCCACAGTTGGATTCAAGGCAAATGGCCTCCCTTTAATGAATATTCAAAATAACACGAATAGCCATTATGGTACAGTAACTGTGTTTGAAGGAGACAGCCAGGTGGATTATATGCGCCACATAACAACTCAGCTTATGGTACCCGCGGATGGAATTCAACCGCGGGTATATACCGTAGCTGTAGCTTCGTCTTGGAACGGCGCCAGCTACACGGTATACGTGAATGACCGGAACACCAACGACATGAGATCAATTAGTAATTTGACTGTGTATGAGATCGCAAACTAAAATCTTATATACTTATAAATGGAATGCGACATAGGTCTCGTTTTACAAGAATTTTATAAAGGTACCGCATGGAGTCTTTCAGGAAATAATTATGGCTCTTTAAAATGGAATGTGAAGAACACAATTCCCAAACCCACCCACGAAGAAATTCAAAGTAGATGGACAGATGAATTTATTTTGAAAATAAAGCTTGATAAAGTACGAAAAAAACGCAACAAATTACTCACAAATACGGATAAATATGCTCTTCCTGATTGGCCCCATGAGACTTTATCTACACAGGAAAATTATATAAATCATCGCCAAACACTCCGTGATCTTCCAATCCTTGTGACTCCACTTGAAAATGGTTCAGTTAATATATGGGTTACAAATCAAAATGGAACTCTTCAGATAGGAGATAGTATCACATCTTCTAATATATCCGGGTACTTTACAAAAGGTGAACCTACTATTTTTACCGTTAATGAGGATAGTGACTTTTCTGCATCTACGACCGAAACCTATTACTCTAACGTTGTGAATTTTACACAAAAAGATGAAGAAATTTATTACACATCTAATGTTATTCGTCATTACGAAAGAGATGTAATATCTCATTACTCTAATTTAATTGTATATGACGATGTAAATGTATACACGAACATCGATGTTGAGGAGTATTCGAATTTAGAAGCGGATACTCAAAGTGATTATACGACTGTGTTACGAAGTGACATATCACCAGTTGAACTTGAAGGGTACACACCTGTTTTTAGTTATTCCAATGTTACTTTAAATCAGTATGATGCCAATATTCACATAGATCATGTAAAAGTAATTATACCATCTTCAAATGTCATTGAATACTCTAATATCACCGCGACCAAGTACGAAGCATTAGAATCAAATCTTATCATCACTCCCATGTATACATCATTTTATCATGAAATATCAAACACGTCTATCCGGGTTCAACAATACGCTGAACTCACCCCCGACCAACGCACGGAATATACGGTTCAAAGTGTACCGGCGGTTACTTCTAACCTCCAATCGTTCTACACCCCTCAAACTAAGACAAATGTGCATGAACTTAGGTATCTCGATGGTTCGGGTGTACTCACGGACCAAGCGAATGCCGTTTGGACGGCGAGACAGGTTGAGTGTACTTTCCCGGGTCCATAAGAGACCGAAGGTCTCTGGTCGTACATGAAAAATAAACAAACTTTACAAACTGTCTCAGAGTTTCTAAGGTTCGTCGTTCCAATCGACTTCGTCGATTGTCCCCTTTCCTTCGGACTTTTTCATTTAAAAAAACCTCCTCTTATATTAAATGCCTATCATTGATACCCCGGCGGGTACTCTTGAGGT